TTAGTTCTCGCTACGGATGAGTTAGACCTTGGAGTACATTGGTACTTTCTAGTGCCGAAAATCGAGGGTGACTACGAAGACTTACCCAATACCACCCTGATACCTATTCAGATGGAGATGCGTGACTTCTACCATCAGCAAGCCCGCATCCCGAATGAGATGTATGAATTGTTCGCCTACAAAATTGGTCAGTACCCGATTGACGCTATCGCCACATCACGCCCCTCGGCAATCTCGGCTATGAAAGCCCAGATGTCTGACAACCGACGTAAATACTCTGTACCTATCCACTTGCTAGAACCACTTGTGCGAGTGGAAACGGTGCAGAACGAAGACCTGATTAAGGCAATGTCGTACGGTTACAGCCAAGCGCATAACTGGTTTCTAAATAAGGATGAACAGCGTAAAGCCTTTGAGAAAGCACGACGCTACCTATCCCCGTCTGCCTTTATCGAGCTGAAAGAAAAAAGCTATGTGCAGGGCTTGCCGTTGAAGACAGATGAGATGGATGAAATTGTAAACAACACAGAGAAGCGAGAAAAGTTCACCCTTTTCTGGGGCGCACGGATGAGCAGGGAAAAGAACCCTAAGATGACCGCTGAAATCATGGAGAAGTTCTTTAGTGGCGGTCGTGACTGCGACTTGATAATGACAACCCAGCAGGTAAACCCAAAGCTACGCAAATCAGTCATGGACACTGCCAAGGGTGCAGTAGAGGAAATTAAAACGGACTGCCCCCGTAGCGAGTTCCTTTCCAACGTTGCCAGCTCTCACATGTTTTTGTGTACCAGTGACGTTGAGGGCTTTCCGACAGGTTTCTTAGAACAGCTCTACGTCTTGCAGGTAGGATTATTCCCAGATAAGCAGTGGGTACGAGATGTACTGCCCGAAGACTACCCGTACATCTATAAAAACCGCAAAGAAGCCCACACGATTGTGCGCTGGGTGCATGAGAACTACGATGAGGCTGTAGAACGGGTCAGTTGGATACGAGACTGGATACGAGAGAATTATGACCACCACGTTGTAGCTGACCAGTTCATTAAACTTATTGAAGAAACCCGAACCGAAGATGATGAGATACACGGTACGCTCGGGTCGTTCCGAGACATACTGGATGACTGCATGGATCATTACGGGCGCGAGTTCAGTTATCAAGAAATGCTAGAGTACATACAGGAGGAGGCACGGTCATGGCGTCCTCACGCAGTGAAGTACATGGGCAATCCAAATTGTTACGAGATGCACCGATATATATTAGCTAACGGTTACAAAGATAACCATAAATACGAATACCCACACTATGAGCGAACCTAAAGACCTCGAATACACAAAATTGAAAGTAAGTGAGATTAAGTTTTTGGAAAACAACCCCAATGAAATGTCCGACGTTGACTTTAATGACCTCGTTCGGAGCATAGAAAACACAGGCTTTGACCAACCCATCACCGTGTACAAGCAGGAGGGCGATGATAACTACACTGTCTTGAAAGGCAATCACCGACTCAAAGCCGCTATGTACGTAGGCATGGACGAAATCCCCGTCACCATCCAAGAGTTTGAACATGGAGACCAAGCAACTGCCACTGCCCTTGCAGACAACATTGTCCGTGGAGATATAAACCCAGAAATCTTTACCCAAGAGTACAACCGACTCAAGAAAGAGCATGGTAAGCAGAAGACCATGGAGATGATGAACATCTCTACTGATGACCAGCTTCAGCAATTTATCAAGGACGTACGCAAATCACTCCCTGACGAGATGAAAGAGAAGTTTGACGATGTAAAGGATGAAATCGACACTATTGATGACCTCTCCCAAATCCTCAACCGTATCTTTAATGAACACGGAGAAAGCCTTGAACTTAACTACATGGTATTCAGCTATGGGAATGAAGACCATTTGTATGTACAATGTGATAAAGAGTTGTGGCAAGAGGCAAAGTCAATGGTAAGCGAAGCCAATGATAAAGACATAGATATTAACGAAGTGTTCCGCTCAAGGTTGCTAGACTAACGCCACACTACACAGATGAGTCAATTGCCGTTATAACTTAACTTACTTATCATGTCCGACAGTGCAAAAGGAGACACTCCAATGAAGAAAGCCCAACGATACCGCAAGTACGGTGGCATGATGCCTTACTTGATTGAGGAGTATGACGGCTTTAATGAGTTCGTATACGACTACTTCATCAAGGACAGCTACACTGCCAGCGAAATCATTGAGGCGATGGAAGACCAGTTTGGCGACACGCTAGGCGATGACCTTATACCATCTGCCAACACCGTTCGGACTTATCGGCGCAAGCTCCTGAATGACGATGATAAGCGAGACATGTTCAAGCGAGCAGAAGCCAAGGACATGATTGAGCGTAATAAAATCCAGATGGAGGTAATCAACGACTTTAACTTCCTTGAGCAGTACAAGGAATTGTACGAACGGGCACTGGATGGCGCAGAGATGGCACTAAAGATGAGCAAAAACACTGGTATGCCCACCAACAGCCTATTCAAGGCACTTGAGTCCGCTTCAAATCACTTACAGGAACTGGACAAAGCCTGCGCTCGCTACGGCGTGACTCCGCCGATAATCAATAACGGGCAGACTGCGGAGATGTACATATCGCAGTGGCAGAAGCGGATTGCAGGACAAGGAATAGGTAACACTGACGACATACCTGATGAGGAGTACAAGGAAATCCGTGTTGCGCTAAAAAACATCGGGCTAAATCCAGCACCACATAACAATGCCAACCACAGCAAACAATCCAATAGTGGATCCCAAAGCTAATAAAGCTCACAGGCACGAGCTTACTAACACACTCATGGGCTTCATGGCTTTGTGCTTACCGCACTACATGACCTTACCGAGTGGTGAGTTTCACTATGACCTTGCCCAGTACCTGCAAGACCCCGAAGAAGAACAGCTCTGTATCATCGGTTTCCGTGGCTCTGGTAAGACTACGTTCAGTTCCCTTGCCTACCCTCTTTTCTGCGCTCTAAACGAGAGATACCGCTTCATAATCCTTATCAACGACACGTACCAACAGGCAAAGGTGAACATGCAAAACATCAAGTACGAAATTGAGCATAACAAGCACATTGCCCGTGAGTACCCTGGCATAGGCATTGGTGACAACTGGAGTAAAACTGACCTCGTATTGAATAACGGGGTACGCATCCTCGGACGCTCTCGTGGGCAGAAGATACGTGGTATGCGTCATCGTGAACACCGCCCTGACCTTGTACTTATTGATGACCCTGAAGACTTGGACGCTACCAAAACTAAAACTAAGCGTGATGACACCGAACGCTGGTTCAACTCGGAAATCATCCCTGCTATCAAGGAAAGCGACTCGAAGCTGATTATGATTGGAAACCTTTTGCATAAAGACGCCCTGATGAGCCGTGTCGCCCGACGAGACCTTTTCAAGACAGTCAAAATCCCTCTGATAGGTGAAGATGGTGAGCCTACGTGGAAAGCCAAGTACCCAAACAATGAAGCCATTGAGAAGCAACGACAGCGTGTGGACAGCCGTGTGGCATGGTCACGGGAGTACCTACTCAAAATCATTTCCAGTGATGAGCAGATTGTGAAAGAAGAAGACATCCACTACTACGACAACTCGCTACTGGAGAAGAAACTACACGGACAGGTTATGTATCCACCGCAGGCAGGTACATCATCGGTTGACCTCGCCATCAGTGAGAAAGAAACTGCTGACCTGACCGCTATTGTGCAAGGCATCCGAGTTACCTACGAAGACGAGAACAAGATATGGATCAAACCTAATATCACTAACCGCCGTATGGACTTCAACACCACCCAGCAAGTAATAAAGCAGAAGCACAAAATGATGCCTATGGGTAGCGACTTAATCGTTGAGGACGTTGCGTACCAACGCTCTGCTATCCAAGAACTTGAACGTAAGGGACTGCCAGTGAAAGGCATACGCCCAATCAAAGACAAGCGTGCCCGACTGGAGACAGTGGCTTCGTACATCAAGAGTGGCAGGATTATGTTCCCGAAGAAAGGGGCTGATGAGCTGATTGAGCAATTACTCGGCTTCGGCATTGAAGAACACGACGACATGGTTGATGCTCTGGTGTATCTGATAATGCATATGGTCGATGTGCAACAGGGAGCTATGGGTGGACGGGTAGATACTGTATAATAGCTATACATGCAAGAAAGCAAGGAAGAAATCGTACAGAAGATTGTGTACGAGGAGTACATGCCTGCCCTGCAAAACCATGTGTACAACGTACTAATCCAGTACGGTGAGCAGGTAATCCGAAACTACGAACTGACCCAACAAGTAGGATTGAACCTCACCTATACTAATCGAAATGAGTTTGACCCGTCCGATATTACTAACGAAATGGTCGATGAAATAATCCACGTTATCCAAAATGACGAAGTTCCGACGAAGCAGTAGCGGTATATATGTCCCCAACACGCCCGCAAAGACCCCAAATTGCAATTCGTGTGGTGAAAACATACCTTACTTCACAAAGGAGCGGAAAGAAGCTCTAACGACAAATAACGGCGTCCCAATTTGTGCCCAATGCAAGATAAAACGGCAGATGAGTGGTAGACTGGATCAAGGTAAGCGTGAGTATGAGAGAGATAAAAAGAGCAAGGACAAACGAGAGGACGCACAAGAACGTAAACGTATCCGTGAAGTAGCCCACCGTTCACAGCAAAGTGATGACGTTAATAGCATTGAAGACATGGATAATGTCGACAAGAAAAGTTTTAATGTGTAAAAGCTATGGCATTTGACCCACTACAATTCCCAAAAGATACCGAAGAACAGCGTGTAAGCACGCTTGATAAGTACAATGACCTGTACGAAAACAGGCAGAAGAACGCTCTGCCGCTACATAAACGTCTTAAAAAGCACTTCTCCAACCCCGCTGACATCATTTACCTATCCCACGCAATCCCTGCGATGATTTCGGATACGTATGGTGACTTTGTACAAGGTGACATTGAGCAGATGACTATTGAGGGCGCTGAAGATGGCAACCAAGACTTTGTAGATGACATTGCCACCCGTAACAAACTGAAAGAGCGTGTCTATAACTTTGCCGTTTGCCAATCCGAGTTCGGCTTTACGGTACTGCACGTTCACGCTGACAACGAAGATGAGGAAGTGATGATAGACAAAATTGGTGAAGACCAGTATTTCCCACAGCCTGATGGCTCTGTTGTCATTGCAACATACAAGCGACACGAAGAATGGCGTCAAGACAGCCCACAATTTTATGTACTGCTAGAACACTTTACCGAGACTGGAAAGAACGTTGATGTAAAGCGTTATATTGGTGAGACTGGACCAGATGGCAAGATGACCGAGTTACACAACTTCGACTCCTCAAAGGTTTTGTTTAATGAAAGCCTAAAGGAAGAAGACACCCTTGATATAGACGAACTCCCGTTCATACGGATCAACAACGGTCCAATACGGTCGCATGGCTTCGCTAAGTCTGACTACAACGACATCATTCCGCAGTTAGCGGAAATAAATGAGCGAGCCTCCCATATATCCATCCAGCTCCTAAAAAACCTTGATAGTAAGCTCATACTGCCTGACACCCAAGCGTTCAAGGATGAGGAGGGTAACGTTAAGAAAGATATTGGAGACACGCTATTGCTACCAGAGAACGGAAAAGACCCGTCGTACCTTGCTAACGGCAACACACTACTCCAAGACGTCCGTGACCACATCATGTACAACCTGAAAATCATTTCGGGTGTGACAGGTGTACCGTTCATGGAAATACTACGAGACTCAATGCCTGACCGTGTAGAGGCTATCCGTACCAAGCACTTTCGTACCCAGATGAAGACCCGTACTAAGCAATCACAAATCGCCAACGGTATTCGGGACGCTATCCGTATTGCCGCTAAGCTAGATGACCAAGGTGATGAAATTGCAAATGCAGGTGTGACTATCAGCTTCAGCTCAATTCTGCCAGAGGATGAAACCTCTATTGTAGAGCGTGAGCAGATGAAAGTATCCGCAGGGCTATCCTCACGACTGTCAGCCATTAAACGTATTGGGAACCTCAATGATGAGCAGGCAGAGCAGGAGCTTGGTCGCATCCGAGAGGAGGAGCGCATTGAGGGCGTGAGCGACACTACCAACCCACCACAGGTTTAATAGTAACTAGAAACTAAGTTATGCAATTCCCAGAAACCAACAAACCATTTGAGGATGAACCAGTCGATAAGAGCTTCGGAAATACCGCTAAGGCTCTTGAGGAAATAGCGAAGAAAATAGACTGGATCTATATGCTGAAAGTGTGGAGTTCACTTTTACTAATTACATGTGTAAGTATTTTTACACTCATTGTAAGTGTGCTAGGCGCAGTTAATCTTTTCTAGTATGGATAAAGACCAGCGTAAACGACTTAAAAGAATGATAAGTAAGGCAGGGATGTCTGACCTGATGGACGTAGTTGAAACCTTGAGCGGTGATATTCGAGACAAAGTAATAGACACAGCCAGCTCAAATATCACTGATGGCAAGAAGAAGCAGGCGATGGGTGCAATCAAGCAGTTGGTAGCTGATGGGGATGACAAGGTACGCCAGTGGCTCACTCGCAACCTAGCTGGAGCTTATGTCTTTGGCATGAACACCGCCGACAAGTTTCTGTCCCAGTACGGCATTGATACACCAGATGACCTGATAACCTACGACAAGCTACGCTCTGAAGCTAAGTTTAAGCCTCACACCCGAGCTGTGAACTCGTTGCTGTCTGATGCCTACACTGACTTCGGCAATGGACTCAATGGAGTAACCAAATCTGCCGAAAAGGCTCTTGGGCTTGCCCTGAAAGAACAGATACGAACCTCGATTGCTAGTGGACGTGCTACTGGTAAGTCACCACAAAAAATAGCCCGTGAAGTACGTGACCTATTACAGAACCGAGGTTTTACCGCTTTGATTGATAGAGGGGGTCGAGAGTGGGCACTATCACGCTATTCAGAGATGCTGGCACGCACTCACCTCATCCGAGCTAACACTGAAGCAACGCTAAACCGAGCAGTGGAATATGGGGTTGACCTGATAGAAGTGTCCACGCATGGGGCTGATGACAAACTCTGCGGACCCGAGGAGGGTAAGATTTATTCAGCCTCTGGCAACAGTCAAAACTACCCAGAACTGACGACCCGACCACCGTATCACCCTAACTGTTTTGATAAGGAGACTGAAATATATACGGATAAGGGTTGGCAGTATATAAAAGACGTCGATACAGAAGATACGGCGTTATCACTTAATCCTGATACTTTGGATTTAGAAATGGTAGAAATTAAAAACACCATTGAAGCAACGGCAGATAAAATGGTCAGTATTAAAAATAAGTATATGAATATGCTGGTTACTCCCGACCATGATGTCTTTTATAAAACAGACTGGAAGCATAAAAACGATGGAGCTTTTACGTTTGTAAAGGCTGAGGACTTGGTAGGTAAAAAGTCTGGTACTTTTTATGCTAGCTCTAAGTGGGTGGGAGAAGAAACTATTAGCGAAGAAGAGGCAGAGTTTATGGGTTGGTATTTATCGGAAGGTTACGTAAGTAAGGTTAAAGATAGTTATATTATTGGTATAACCCAGTCTAAAGAAATAAATCCTGAAAAGTTTGCAATGGCACTGGAGGCAGTTGAGGCATTTACCGACAAGAATATCTGTGTAGATGATAATAGTATTAGATTTTACGATAAAGAATTAGGTAAAGAGCTAGTAAGGTATGGCAAAAGTCACGAAAAGTTTGTGCCTGATAACATCAAACAAGCCAAGCCTTATTTAATTAGAAAATTTTTAGACGCTTATTTGCTCGGCGATGGTTATACTCACAATCGTAACAATGACTATAACTTTGAAAGCACAGAAAAAATCTATTCCACCTCTTCAAAAAAAATGGCAGACGGTATAGGTGAGCTTATTATTAAAGTAGGTAAAAGACCGTCTTATCATTTAGCCCAAAATAAAGGTAAGGAAGTTACGCACAAAAATGGTACATACACAACAAATCACAATCAATGGTCTATCAGAGAATGTTCACATCAATTCCTATCAATGCAAAATGCTACGAGTGAAATTGTTGCCCATAATGGTAAAGTCTACTGTGTGGAGCTGAAAAAATATCACACGCTTCTAACTAGACGAAACGGTCAGGTACTGTGGAATGGTAATTGCACGCACACTCTCATACCACGCCCTGAACTATCAGACAACGACTAGTTGCGTAAAATCTTGATAGTGTGTAATATGAAAGGTGCATGACGATTTAGATTGATTGGCTCCCGTTTGCCAACGTACTTTGTACAGATAAAAACGGCTTTAATTTTTAATTGGCAATCAAACCAACATATGCCCCAACCACCAGAAACAACAACGGAGGATGACATCCAAGATGAGTCTGAAGAAGACACAACGGATGAAAACCCATCAGAGGAAACTGATGAAGAAAAAACCACCGAGGATCACAACGATACTGACGAGGTAGATTACTCTGAAGTAGACCTTGAAACCCTCAAGAAGAAGAACCCAGAAGTAGCAGAGCTAGTGAAAGAGGCTAACGAAGCTAAGGAAAAACTTACCAAGAAAGAAGAAGCTGAAAAGGAGCAAGAGAAAAAGAAGGCTAAGGAGAAGGGTAAGTTTCAGGAGCTTTACGAAGTAGCCGAAACAGAAATCAAGCAGGTGAAAGCCGAACGTGATGAGAAAGAGGAAATCCTGACGAAGTATGTTGATACCGTCAAGAATATCCTCAAAGGTATTGAGAATGACATCCCCGAGGAAAACAAGGGACTCATTCCCGAAGACTACTCGCCACGCCAGCGACTTGAGTACATCACTAACAACGCAAAAGTACTGGGTGTATCAGTGACAAGCAAGGGGAGTAAAATCAATTCTAATGAAGACACCCCTAATCTAACCGAGGAGCAGAGTATCCGCCGTCGCTTGAAAGAGCTAGACAAAAAGAACACTCTGACCTACGAAGAAGAAGATGAGATGTTCGACCTATCGCAGAAACTAAAAGCTATTACAACGTAGAATTATAAGTAAAACTATATTATGGATTTAGGACTTCACACAACACTAGATGACTCGACTTCGAAGCAGTACCCAGAAATCCTGGCTGTACAGAAGCGAGTGACTCCTAACCTTTCCGACATCTTCGGAAATGTATGGGATATGTTCAGACAACGCCGAGACCCGTTCGATACGGACGAGTACGAGGTATATACTCGTGACTACACTGCACCAGAGGCGACAATCCCTACAGGAACAGACGGAAACCTTTGGGATGACCCTGCTGTTACAGACGAACTACCTATTAGCTCTGGCACAATCGACCGACTGACTATCGGAGACATTCTCCTAGTTGAGGATGAAATCGTAGTTGTAAAGGAAATTGACCGAAACAACAACGATGTCAACGTGTACGAACGTGGTGCAGGTGACTCAACAGCCGCCGCTCACGCTCACGACAGCACGCACACTGCCAAGATAATCGGTAACTCTCACATTGAGGGTAAAGTTGACGCCGAAGCAATGGCAGAGGGCACAAGCAAGGTAACGAACTACACACAGCTTGTAGAGGAGGTAGTTGACCTTTCACACGCTGACTCTGCACAGGCACGTAAGGTTGGACGAACCGAGCCTGTACTCAAGGCAGAAGCTCTTGAGCGGATTATGCAGGACCTTGCACGGACATCTGTTTACGGACACGCTTCAGCTCCGAGCAACAGCAAGCCGTCTATGACCCGTGGATTGCTCTCATACCTCTCTGACGTTTCAGGTGGTATCTCTACATCAGTAGGAGGCAGCTACACAGAACAGTCACTGAAGAACATTCTGAACGACATTCGAGAAACAGGTGGTGCAACACCAACAGCAATCGTGATGTCAAACTCACGTAAGCAGGACTTCAACACATTCAGTGGAGCAGACCAAGTACAGACTGACCGCACAGACCGACAGGGTGGTCGGATCATCGACTCATACCTCTGGGAGACTGGAGCTATCCCTGCCGTTGTAGACCTCGACATGCCTGACGACAAGGTTGCCGTGATTAACTCTCGGTACATGGAGAAAGGTTGGAAAATTGATGACCAGCTTCGCTTCAAGGAAGAAACCAACACTAACTCACGAGAGAAAAAGGAAACTCTGCAAGGACGCTTCGGACTCTCTGTGAAGCAGATTGGTAAAGCACACGGACTACTTACCAACTTGAGCTAGACATTTAATTTCACCACATCCATATGGCTAAATATAAAGACATGACAAATCAAGACCAGTTCACAGAAGAACTTGATAAGCGTGGCATCGACTACGACGAAGACACCACCTCTGACGAGATGGTTGAGAAACTTCAGGAAGACGATGCAGACAAAGAGAAGACTGAAAAAGTAAAAGAAGACGCATCAAGTGACGCCAAACTGGGTAAGAAAACAAAAACATACTACTGGGTAAAGATGACTGCCCACGTAGATGAAAACAATCGTGTGCCAGCTGGACTCTACGAGTTCGAAAAGGCAAACGACCGCCTAGACAGTATGCCAATCTCTGTGGCTGAAAAGTTCAAGGGAGGGCTATCAGAACGGGCAGTGGTCACCATCGCCGAAGACCGTGGCATGAAGTTTCACGCTTCTGATGACATCGACTACGAAGACCTATTCAACAACATCCTTAACGACATTACTTACGTCTAACCACTAACCCAATATGGCAGCAACTGTACAAGTCAATGAGTACAACGGAGCTGGGCAAACCAAGACTGGTAACATCTCCAATACCAACATGGGTAGCACGGATGATGCCAACCTCGACCCAGTAGCCAACCCAGTTGCGCCAGGTGATAACACCTTTGAAAAGTGGCAATCTCTTGAAGTAACCTCGATGGGCGGAAGCTCACAAATCGAGAACATCAAGGTATGGCGTACAGGTGCGCTGGGAGGCTCTGCCTCACACGTAACCAACGCTAGAGAGTCTAGCTACTCTGAAGCTAGTTACGCAACGCCTACGGACTCTAACAGTACCGAGGCCACGCAAACAATGCCTACCTCTGAACCATCTGGTGCCAATATAGGTATCGGTGGATCACTTACAGGCAACATAAGCTCGCCTGGTGAAACTGACTTGCTGGTACATCAAATCCAAACGGACGCTGGTGATACCGCAGGTACGACAAGCACGATGAATTATCAGTACGATGAAATCGCCTAACTATTATGGCTAAAACAATCGGAAACAAAGCAGACCTTTCACAAGCCCGTCTCAAAGGTACGGTAGCCTGTGGAACCTGTGACCTCGTGTTTGAAGATAACGATGACTACAAGGACCATGTATGTCCTGTAACGGGTTATACGCCTAAAGACCCAGAACATCTCGGAAAAAACTTCTTGCGCCAAAGCCGTGAAGCTCTTAGGCGAAGCAATTCGCTTGACACCGACCGTGAAACGCAGATTGAGGGACAGATTAAAGCAACGGATGACGAGGGAGTGAACTACAAACTCATGGAGCAAAGAACTAAGCGAAAGAAGAAGTACACAGAAACACGAAGCCGACGAACTCGTGCTAGCGTAAAGCTCGAAGACATCGGTGACAAAAAAGTCGAAAGTTCAGGTGGCAATACTAATTAGTCACCCGATACAAACTTCACACGTGTTACCGCACGTCCATATGGCGTTACCTCGCCCTGTAAGAGCCTAACGTCATCCAGCGTTAGGTTTTTGCATTGACTATGAAATGTAATACAAAATTCAGTAAAGAAGTTAAATGCCACATCTGTTACCAACAGTTGAAAGGTATTCGCTATGACATTGCGGAATACTACCCAGAAGTCGGTGAGATGCAAGAGGTACGCTTATGCCGAAAGTGTTGGAAGATAGTTGAGTGCCACACACGTTAATAGCAGTCGTAATAAAATAAATATCTTATGAGTAATAAAACTTGGGAAAAACGAATAGACATTGATAAAGATGACATCGAATTTCACAATGATGTGTTTAGGGACCGTGCTGGCTATTACAAGCTAGAAGAAGTCGAACCTGTACGTTGGGTATGGGGAGCTATCTACAAACCGACAGATGCCCAGATAGCGGCGGCAGAGGAGGCAACAGAAC